ATGTTCTTTCGTGTTCGTTTTTGTTCTATATTTGTAAATGTAAATACGATGACAAAGATATACAAAAATACACAATGTAAAAATGGGGAAATCCCTGAAAATATTTTAAAAATAATTCTTATGAAACTACAATTAAAACAGGTTATTGATCCAGATCTTAAAAAACTGTTGATGGATTACACAAATGATACTGATATAGTTTCCGTCTGCGCAGATACAAAAGTCGGATTTCATAGTGTCAAACATTTGAAACAAGGAAGTAGGCCTATTGTTGATGATAATCAACTTAAAGCTATGCAGGAACTCGCAAAAAAAGCCTTTGAAAATATTGTGAAGGTAAGAGATAAAGCTACGAAGGACAAAAAGAATTTATCAGCACTCATAGACTGTATTTAGTATGGAGGCTGCGAAAAAAATAGAAACTCTACGGGTGAATATTTGGAAACTAGGGGAGAAGATAGATGAAATTAAAAGCCAAATCGAATTAATGAAATATCAAATAATTGAATTGGAATCTATCGAGAATAAAAACAGTAACAACGGAGTGGAAGCCGTAATTGATCCCCAAAGAATTCTAACCCGTAGAGGTTCAAAAGCAAAAACACTTGCATTAGCGCAAGCAATAAATAGAAAATAAAAAAGCCACCTGGTGGAACAGATGGCAAATAGTTCAACTATTAAAAGTCAAACATATGATTACCGCAAATTTAACACTATTGGATCCAATCAACCAAATAAAAAAGCAAAATATGTCAATAGACATAGAATCTGGAAATGAAAATTTCTTAGATGTAGATGTTACGCTTTTTGAAGATTATGAAATATCGGTTGATGTGAATATGGAAATTATCACAGAAGAAAACCTAGACTGGGGTAAATCTGTAAAGTCTTTCAAAGTGCATTTTCTATCTGCATATGATAATAGAGAATGCGAAGATCTGTCATTTTTAACTCTTAGAGAAAAAAGAGAAATAGAAGATCATCTACAAGAGTTTCTAACCCTAAACTTAATTTAATATGAAAACTGCATTAAACATCATTTTGTTTCTGAATACAATATATGTTTTCATGTGTTCAGAGAATGAGAATCCAACATCATTTGTATTTCCGCTTTTCATTTACGTATTCTTTGGATTCTTCCGGTATTACTCAAAGGAATTTGTAAACTATCTAAACACTCCAAGTCATGGGAAAAATTCATAAAAGAAGAGTTTATAAAAAGTGGCTTATAGATAATAAGAAAAACACTTTGAAAAGGCAGCGAACAATTTTCTATTCATACCAAAAAATATAATAATCATGAACAACAATACGATATCTCAGGAATATTTACTTCAAAATGGATTTGTAGAGAAACATTCTGATGAAGTTTACTATGAGTCAGTCATTTGTTCAAGTGGTCCGGGAGTTACAATCTATGTTTATCAAGATTCAGCAGTAATGGTGATTGGCTCAGGCAGTGAACAAAAACTTTCAATAGGCAGTGAAAACCATTTTTCTGAATTCATTCAAACCATGCAAAAATCAATGTTATGAAAATAGAAATTGTAAATGATGGAGGTGTCTATATGATCAATGGCAAAAGATTAGGACACGACATACTATCAGAAGCTGAAATCTCAGCTATAAACGAATTTATCAAAGAATACAAACAATCAAATAAATAATACAAATGTCAAATAAAGCAGAATTATATCCAAAGAACGGAGAAGTAACATTTATAATGCCTTCAACAAATGCGATAGGAGCATTAAAAGGGGCTGATGTAAGTAAAAAGCTTACTATTTCATATAAGGAAAAAACCGAGTGGATAGCACAAAAAGATCAGCCTGTTGAATGTTTCTTTCTTGGTTTTAAAGATGCATTGGATGCAAAGGGAAATACTTATTTCTTAGCAAAATTACATGATGGTGTTAAGGGATTTGTGGCGGGACAAACGGTTCTTGTGCAAGCCCTAATGAATACACAAATAGGACAAGGTGTAAGAATTACCTGCACTGGTTCAACGAAAACCACAGGAGGTAACGATATTCCTTTGTTTGATGTGGACGAATTAAACATTAATCTTTTTGGGGATGTTGAGTAAAATAGACATCCCAAACCTTGAAGTTTTAAGAGCCGAACATGAGGCGGCTCTTGCTTCAATGGAGCAGCAGTCACAGGCTGAAAGAAAAAGAGAAGAATGGCTAAGATCAAGAATAGGAGTATTTACTTCATCTGAGCTTATAAGGCTGATGGGTTATGAAGACAAGATTAACACTTTACCCTCGGGTGCAATAACATACATTGAGGAAAAAGTAATTGAAATAAAAACGGATGGTCTATCAATGAAGGATTTCACATCCAAATCAATGGAAAGGGGTTCTGAAATGGAAATAGTTGCAATTGCTCATTTTGAAGAAAAGTATGATGTTACATGTTATGCAACTGGTGAGGATCAAGAATTAATAAAGTTTAATGAATGTTTTGGCGGTACGCCGGATGGACTTATTGATATCAATGATTTAATAGAAGTTAAATGTCCTGATAGTAAAACGCACTACAATAGATTAAGAACTATTCATGATCAGCAATCCCTAAAGGAAAAAGAAAGAAAAATTTATCTGCAAATACAGGGTAATTTATTAGCCACAGGAAGACAGAGGGGATTTTTTATTGATTTTGATGATAGATTTTCAAGAAAAGAGGAACAGATGTTAGTTGTGGAAGTGTTGCGAAATGAAATTGATATTGAGAAAATAAAAATTCGCCTTGAATTAGCAAATGAATTAAAAAAACACCTATTAAAATTTAAATGATATGCTTAATAATATAACACCTAAAAAGAATATACATGAAGAATTAGAGCAAATTCAGTTTTATGCAGAGATATCATTATCTGAAGACACAAACGAGGTTATTTCATGGTCTAATGACGCTCTTGTTTTTTTAGCCAGAACAGCAAAATTAATGGCTGATTCACAGTATCACAAGGATAGAAAAATGAGGAGCGAACTGACGGAGCAGATAAAGACCATAACCACATTCTCCCCTTCTACCGCGAATAAATTTGTTGATAGTCTGATGGAAGAAGAAAACTATTTATTTAAGTGGGCTGAGCGATTAAACGCTGCTCTTTCACGCCAAATAGATTTTGCTAGAACTTTGATCAGTAAGGCTAAAGAAGAGTTAAAATACACCCACACATGATAAAACCAAAAATTGGAAAGTGTATTGATTGTCCCGAAAATTCTCATGAAAAAAAGTTAATCGCCAAACGTTGTGAATTACATTATTGGCAGCACCGGAAAAAAATTAAAGGATCTACAATACCAAAAGTATCTTCCAAGCGAAAAAAAGAAAACAGAAAATATTTGATTGATCGCCTTCAGTTTTTAGCTCAACCCGGAAATCAAAGATGTTTTATAGAAGGATGTAATAACAGAGCTTATACTGTAGAACATTCAAGGGGCCGTATAGGATTCGCTGATCAATGGGCAAGAGACAATAACATAAGTCTTTTTTTAGATGTTCGATTTTGGAAGCCATGTTGTAGTTTTCACAACTTAGAATTAGAGAGAAACTCAGAATTGTCTGAAAAATATCAGATAAGTAAAATATCAGGAAAACAAAAAATAATCAAAAAATAAAACCACCTACAAATGGAAACATTAAAAATTGAAATCCCAAAAGGGTACGAGATTGAAAAATTTGATACAACAACAGGGGTTGTATCATTCAAAGAAAAGCCGAAAAACATTAAAGAACGCATTAAGGATTTTTCAGATGTATTGGAAGTTCTTGGAATAGATGCAGATGATTTTGAAGAAGTAAATGAAGGATTAGAAGAAGATGAAATTGCATATCGTCAGATAAAGCTAATTGTAAAAGCGTTAAATGAAGGTTGGAATCCTGATTGGTCAAATTCAAATGAGACCAAATACTTTCCATGGTTTAGAATGGGTTCTTCTTCGGGTTCGGGGTTTTCGTACGGCGGCTGCGATCACTGGGTGACGCTTTCGTATGTCGGCTCCCGCCTTTGCTTTAAAAGCAGAGATCTTGCAGAATATGCAGGGAAACAATTCACAGAGATTTATAAAAATTACATGACTATCTAAAAATATAAATATGAATATTACTGAAAAAATAAAAAGCTTTGAAGATGCTTGTCAATTATTAGGAATTGATGCAGTTCTTCCACAGGTAGAAATGTTACCTGAAAATCAACAAAAAGCAATATTAGCACATTATAAGCTAATGATCATAGCTGAAGCACTAAATGAGGGATGGAAACCAAATTGGGATAACTATGATGAGTATAAGTATTACCCGTGGTTTGATATGGAAGGTTCTTCTTCGGGTTCGGGGTTTTCGTTCTGCGACTGCGATGGCTGGATTACGGGTTCGTCTGTCGGCTCCCGCCTTTGCTTTAAAAGCAGAGAATTGGCTAAGTATATAGGTGAAACATTTGTTGATCTATACAGGGAATACTTCGTAATGTAAAAAATATAGGTTGTGTGATGTTGTGGTTGTAGTTCTTCTTCAGGTTCAGAGTTTTCGTACAACGACTACGATAACTGGAATACGAATTCGAATGTCAGCTCCCGCAATTGTTTAAAATTAAAAACATCACAAACCATACCTCTCGGTAAAAAATCACAAATTTTAAAAGGCGTTGGTAGTAATTACGAAAACGACTTTTTTAAAAGCAAAGGACATGAAAAGAATAGGAGGTTTATATCATCAAATAGTCAGTTTAGAAAATTTAAGTATTGCAGATGGCAAGGCACAAAAAGGAAAATCTAAACAGTATGGCGTTCTTAAACATAACCAAAATCCGGAAAGCAACATTTGGAGACTTCATAAAATGTTAACTGATAAAAATTACCAAACATCTACTTATGATATTTTCAAGATTTATGAACCGAAAGAAAGAGAGGTTTATAGATTGCCATATTTTCCAGATCGGATAACCCATCATGCAATCATGAATATTTTGGAACCGATTTTTATGAAAGTTTTTACTGCAGATTCTTATAGTTGCATTAAAGGCAGGGGAATTCACAAAGCTTCATTTAATCTTAGAAAAGCCTTAAAGAATGTTCAAGAAACGGAATACTGTTTAAAATTAGATATTAAAAAGTTTTATCCAAGTATTGATCATAGTATTCTAAAAGAATTATTAAGAAAAAAAATAAAGGACAAGGATCTCCTGTGGCTTTTGGATGAAATTATTGATTCGGCTCCTGGACTACCTATTGGAAATTACTTAAGTCAATATTTTGCAAATTTTTATCTAACATACTTTGACCATTGGGTTAAAGAGAATTTAAAAATTAAATATTATTTCAGGTATGCAGATGATATAGTAATACTTGCTGATAATAAAGAATTGCTTCAACAAATTTTAAACTTTATCAAATATTATTTTGAACATAATTTGAAACTTGAAGTAAAGAATAATTGGCAAATATTTCCTGTAGAAAAAAGAGGAATTGACTTCGTTGGATATAAACACTATCATACTCATACCTTGTTAAGAAAAACAATTAAAAAACGATTTGCAAAAATGCTCAAAAAAAATCCTAAAAGAGAATCAATCGCCTCTTATTATGGCTGGGCAAAGCATTGTAATTCTAAAAATTTACTTAAAAAAATAATTCCCAATGAACAGTTTTAAAGATTTTAAAATAAAACCATCATCCCTCTCTTTTGTTGGCGAAAAGGTTAGAATGACTAAAATTTTGAATTCGGAGATAATTATTCATGACTTCATTGTTAAGGATTCTGAAAAAAAACCCGGAACTAAATATTTGACTTTACAAATTAGTAGAAAAGGAGAGAAGGAAATTGTATTTACTGGATCCAAAACGCTAATGGATATGATTGAGCAAGTTCCAAAAGAGAAATTTCCGTTCACTACGACTATTATACAAGACGATCAAATGTTCCAATTTACTTAA